GCTCGGGCCAACCGCAAGGGGTGGACACAACTCCAGGTCTTGGATCAAGTGACCAGGGTTGTCTCACTATGCTCCAAGCAGACACCAGTTGAGGCTGCGATGTTTGCTGAGTGGGCTGGTGCCATAAAAGGTATGGGACAGGTTTCGGAGTGGTTAGCCACCGGCCTGTTGCCAACCGGGCACCAGATGCCCACCATCTAGCGGGGGCCGGTGGTTGTTGATGCAGTGTGTTGCCCCCCCAAACCTTTAGAGGCTCTTGGGGATGGGTGCGCCGTCCTGCGGGGCTCAACAACCACCAGTGACCAGCATGCAAGGCGTTGGGTGCGACTAGCTACTTTGCATGGATATGAAGGGTCATACACGCCCTTCGCTCATTATGACTGTTCGCACAATCAAATCACTGCACTTAGGAATCGTGTACTAGGTGCAGTGCCGCAGCCCACTAAGGAGGGCTTGAGTTCCTTACGACGACATGCACGGCTGATGATGACGTTGTTACAATGTGTGACCCCCTGGGAGTTAATGGACATGCCGCTGAGCTACACTGGTGCTAAGAGGGCCAGATATGTTCGCGCTGCTGATGATCTATTGACCGAGGGTGTGTCCCGTAGTGACTCCAAAATTAAAATGTTCGTCAAGTTTGAGAAACTGAATCCTACGAAGGTTAATCCTGATCCGAGAGCGATTCAATTTCGGAAGGCGAAGTACTGTGTCGCCCTAGCAAGGTTTTTGAAACCCATCGAGCATCACCTGTATAATTTAAGGGGTGATGGCGATATCTTACCAGCGTCCCGCTTGATTGGCAAGGGACTTTCTCAGTCGAGTAGGGCCAAGCTACTCCTGAGCAAGATGGCTAGGTTTGGCGACCCGGTAGTTTTGTCCCTAGATGCTTCTCGATTTGATAAGCACGTGAGTCTAGAGTTGCTGCAAATTGAGCACTCTATTTACACCCACATGTGTAACGACCCTGAGTTCAAGAGGCTGTTGTCGTGGCAACTGGTTAACCACGGCACGACCTCTCAGGGAATTAAGTATGTGGCTAGGGGCAGGCGTATGTCCGGTGACATGAACACAGCGTTAGGTAACTGCATGTTGATGATCTTAATGGTTGCAACCTTTATGAAAGGCAAGCATTACGACATGCTGGATGATGGCGACGATTTATTGTTAATTGTTAATTCCTCGCTCCTACCTTGGGTTCGTGAAAACATCCATGAAGCATTCCTCTCGTATGGTATGGTGGTGAAGGTGGAGAACCAAGCCCGTATACCCGAGCATGTTGAGTGGTGCCAAGGCAAACCCATCCAGTTTGCCCCAGGGCAGTGGAAGTTTGTTAGACAACCACACAAGGTACTGTCCACTGCCTTGTGTGGGTCTAAGTATTTCACCGGGTTGGGCGCCAGGCGCAAGCTCGTTAACACTATTGGGATGGCCGAGTTAGTTCTTAACTTAGGAGTCCCGGTTTTGCAGGAGTACGCCTTGGCGCTTATACGTGTGGCAGACACCGAGGAATCAATACAGTTGGATCCTGTTGACTCCGGGTACTACCGCCTACATCGTGAGCTTAAAGCGATGAACATGAGGTTTTTGGCCCGTGTTGCACCGCGCCCC